ATTACCAGTGTTCCGGCTAGCAATTCTGTAATCTCGTACACTCTTACCCAAGGCTTGAAACAACGCACTGGTACCATCCGTGTCAGTTACAGTTACCTGTTGTCGTCAATTGTGTACGACGAAGAGTACAATGAAACCAACACCACTGATATAACTTTTTCTGTATTGGCCAACATACAAAATGGCAGTCCGACTACCAACATGGATTTCCATTATGTGACCACATCGCCAACCACACTATTTTACCGAGTAGCAACACAATCATAATAAATGTTTCAACTTAAAACCGAGGACCGACTGAGGGCCTGGCGTGAGTTTCGATATTCTATTGGCCGCTTGCCATTAGATCAGGCCTTGCAACAAACTGTGGAGTTGTGGAGCCGTGCTCCATTCATTCCCTATCATTTAGACGCCAAAGATCGCATGTCATGGCCAGACCCTTGGCAGTTGGTGGACGAAAACATCTACTGTGATCTTGCAAAAGCCTTGGGAATCATGTATACTATGTTATTAACTGAGCATAGAAACAACCTAGATATCGAAATACGAGTATATAAAGATCCCGAGACCGGATACGAGTATAATTTATCTTGGTTCAACAATGGAAAATATATTGCTAATTTGATTGACGCGGAGATTGTAAATATTGAACAATTCGATAAAGCACTACGGTTAGAACAGATATATACAGCACACGAATTACAATTACAAAATTACTGAGGAATCAATGTCAACAATTCAAGTCACAAAAAGAAGTGGACGTAAAGAACCACTCGCAGTAGAAAAATGGCAAGCGCAGATAGCAAAAATATGTAGTGGGATAGCAGATGTAAGTCAGAGCATGATCGAGATTAAAAGTCAACCGCACTTTTATGATGGCATTACTACAAGAGAAATTGACGAAATAACACTACGAGCAATCGTAGATCTAATCGACGTCGAACACAATCCCGATGTGGGACACACCAATTACCAATATGTGGCCGGCAAGCAACGTCTAAGTATGTTGCGTAAGGACGTATACGGTTCATACGAAGTTCCTCACCTCTATACAGTTGTGAAACGCAATGTTGAAGTGGGCTTGTACACTCCTGAACTGTTGGAGTGGTATACCGAGGATGACTGGAATCGCATGAACGACATGTTGGATCATGTCAAGGACGAAGCCTACAGTTATGCCGCCATCGAGCAACTTATTGAAAAGTATCTAGTACGTAACCGGGCTACAAAGGAAATTTACGAAACTCCTCAAATACGCTACATGGTTGCGGCCGCAACAGTATTTCACAGAGAAGAACCGAATACTGCGAGAATGCGATTCATCAAAGAGTACTACAATGCGGCCAGTGATGGTTTGTTTACTTTGGCTACTCCTGTTCTTGCCGGTCTTGGTACACCTACTAAACAGTTTAGTAGTTGTGTTCTTATCCGCAGTGACGACGACCTAGACAGTATTTTTGCTTCAGGCGAAATGATGGCCAAGTATGCCAGCAAACGTGCCGGTATTGGCTTAGAAATTGGAAGACTACGCCCACTTGGTAGTCCGATCCGTGGTGGTGAGATCATGCACACCGGCATGATTCCGTTCTTGAAAAAGTGGTTTGGTGATTTACGTTCATGTTCGCAAGGAGGTATTCGTAATGCAAGTGCTACTGTTTTTTACCCTATTTGGCATCATCAGTTTGATGATCTTATTGTTCTTAAAAATAACCAAGGAACTGAAGAAACGCGAGTTAGATTTATGGACTACGGAGTCGTACTCTCGGCCTTCTTCTGGAGACGATTCAAACAAAAAGAAAACATAACATTCTTTGATCCCAACCAAGTACCAGACCTGTACGAAGCGTTTTATCAAGACACTGCACGTTTTGAAGAACTGTATGTGGCCTACGAAAAGCGCACGGACCTACGCAAAAAGGTCATGACTGCCGAAGAAGTGTTCAAGAGCGGTATACTAAAAGAGCGCACTGACACTGGACGTATCTACTTGGTGTTCATAGACAACGTGCAGGGTCAAGGTCCGTTTGATCCTGAATATCATACCATTTATCAGAGTAACCTTTGTTGTGAAATACTACTTCCTACTAAACCTTTTAAGCGCCTTGATGATCCTAACGGTCGTATTGCGCTCTGCACCCTGGGGTCAATCAATTGGGGTGCTTTCCGCAATCCTGAGGATATGCGCCGTGCTTGCCGTATCCTGCATCGTAGCCTTAACAATATCCTGGACTATCAAGATTTCCTTTCCATCCAGAGTCGAATGTCCAATGACGAAATTAGACCCATTGGAATCGGAATCACCAATCTTGCCTACTGGCATGCTAAGAGATCCTTCAAATACGGCGATCGAGAAAGTTTGTCTGAAGTAAAAAGTTGGATGGAACATCAGGCCTACTACTTGACCGAAGCCAGTGTTGAGTTGGCCCGGGAACGTGGCAAGTGTGTGGATTCAGATCACACACGTTATGGACAAGGTGTGTTTCCGTGGGAATTACGTGCCAAGGGTGTTAACGAGCTCGTTGACTTCACTCCCGAACTGGATTGGGAAACCTTAAGAACCAACATGAAAACTTATGGAGTACGTAATGCCACACAAATGGCCATTGCTCCAGTAGAGAGTTCCAGTGTTGTGATCAACAGCACCAACGGTATCGAAATGCCCATGCAGTTGATTTCGGTAAAAGAAAGCAAGGCCGGTTCGCTGACACAGGTGGTGCCCGAGTACCACAAGCTCAAGAACAAGTACCAACTGATGTGGGATCAAAAGGACTGTGACGGATATTTAAAAACGGCAGCGGTTTTAGCTGCCTACATTGATCAAAGTATAAGTACAAACACGTTTTATAATCCTGCACACTTTCCCGGACGCAAAGTGCCCACTACCTTGATTGCCAAGAACCTAATGCAGGCACATGCCTGGGGATTAAAGACTTTTTATTATTCACTGATCAACAAACAAGGAGCCAAAGCAGAAGCCGAAGAAGCACCAGTACTAGAAGACATTGACTGGGACGATCAAGAGGACTGCGAGGCATGTAAATTATGACATACACTAAACTAAAAGAATTTTCTGTGGTATACACAGACCGAAGCCTAAATCACATGAGCGATGAATTTGTTGATGTAGTTCGAGATATTAGCCGATTAATCAAAACAGCATACAATGCCGAATCAGCAGTTATTGTGCCCGGATCGGGCACATTTGGCATGGAGTCAGTGGCACGCCAATTTGCCAACAATGCCCGAGTCATGATTATCCGTAACGGATGGTTCAGTTATCGCTGGACACAGATATTTGACATGGCAAAAATTACTGATGATATCACAGTAGTTAATGCAGAACAAATTGTTGATCAATACCAAGCCCAGTATCGTCCGGCCGACATCGCACAAGTTGTGGCTGCTATTAGACAAAATCGACCCGCTGTTGTGTTTGCACCACATGTGGAAACATCGGCTGGCATGATCCTGCCTGACAACTATCTTGACCAAGTGGGACGAGCCTGTACCGAAGTGGGCGCACTATTTGTGCTGGACTGTATTGCATCAGGTGCGGCCTGGGTTGACATGAAACAGTGTGGAGTTGATGTATTAATCACTGCACCACAAAAAGGTTGGAGCAGTACTCCCTGTTGTGCCATGGTGGCATTGAGTGCACGGGCAAGAGCCGCTATTGATAATACTGCGAGTAGTAGTTACAGCATGGACTTAAAGAAGTGGTTACAGATTGTGGAAACATACGAACAAGGTAAGTTTATCTATCACACCACCATGCCCACAGATGCCTTAAAAGAATTGCGTGATACGATGCTGGAAACTGAAGCAGTGGGATTTGACACATTGAAAAAAGCACAGTACGAATTGGGCACTGCTATTAGAAACATGTTGGCCTCCAAGGGCTTTCCCAGTGTTGCCGCTTTTGGATATCATGCTCCTGGTGTAGTGGTATGCTATACCGAGGATGATGGGTTGCAAAACGCAACTAAATTTAGAGCATTAGGCTATCAAACTGCTGCCGGAGTTCCCTTACAGGTGGGTGAACGTGCAGACTTCAAGACATTTAGAATTGGTCTCTTTGGCCTAGACAAACTAAATGACACTGCAGGAACCGTTGCAAGTTTACAACAGGCACTAGAACAACTATGAGTCAAGCACAATACAACTTAAACACCAAGACCGATTACTTGTCAAGAAAGATGTTTCTTGACCCAGCTGGTCCAGTTACCATACAACGTTTTGAAGAAGTCAAGTACAAAAAGATTGCCGACTTTGATGCCACTGCACGTGGATTCTTTTGGCAACCTGAAGAAGTTAGTTTGACAAAGGACAGTAATGATTTTAAAGAAGCAAGCGAAGCAGTAAGACACATCTTTACCAGCAACCTGTTGCGTCAAACTGCACTAGACAGTTTGCAAGGACGTGGTCCCACACAGGTGTTTACTCCGGTGTGTTCATTACCCGAAGTAGAAGCACTTATGTACAACTGGGGTTTCTTTGAAACCAACATCCACAGTAAAAGTTATAGTCACATTATTCGCAACATCTACAACGTGCCCAAGGATGTGTTCAACACTATCCACGACACTGAGGAGATCATCAGCATGGCTAGTAGTGTTGGCAAATATTATGATGCCTTGCACACACTAAACTGTTCTAAAGAAATAGGGCTTCCGGTGACAGAAAAAGAACATGTCAAGGCCATATGGTTGGCACTCAACGCCAGTTATGCTCTAGAAGCATTCCGTTTCATGGTGAGCTTTGCCACCAGTTTAGCCATGGTCGAGAACAGAATCTTTATGGGCAATGGTAATATTATATCATTGATCCTGCAAGATGAATTGTTACACAAAGCCTGGACTGCATATCTAATCAATCAAGTGATCAAGGAAGATGCACGTTTTGCTGAAGCTAGAGACGAGTGTGAAGCCGAAGTGTATCAACTGTACATGGACGTGATACGTGAGGAGAAAGCCTGGGCTGACTACCTGTTTATTAAAGGTCCTGTGATAGGTTTAAACGCCAATATCTTGAAGGATTTTGTTGATTATACCGCATTAGGTGCATTAAAAGACATCGGTATCAAGTACCAAGCACCTGCACCAAGGTCAACACCAATACCGTGGTTCAACAAGCACACTGACACCAGCAAGAAGCAAACAGCCTTACAAGAGTCAGAATCAACCAGTTATGTAATCGGAGTCATGAGCGATCAACTTGACTACGAAGCACTACCCAATTTATAAGAGGAAAACGATGAAAGCAATAGTATGGAGCAAGGATGCCTGCCCTTTTTGTGTACAGGCCAAAGCATTGTTAGAAAGCAAGGGCATCGAGTACGAAGAACGCAATATCAATCACGACTACACACGTGAACAGTTGTTGGAGGCAGTGCCCACTGCACGAACACTGCCACAGATATTTTTGGATGACGCACACGTGGGCGGATTCAACGAATTAAGAAAACATTTACAAGGATAAAATATGTTAATCAATAAAGGATATTCCTCCGGGGATGTGGTGAGTTTCAAGCTGGTAAACGGTGACGAGGTTGTTGCCAAAATCGTCGAGCAAACTGCAGATGGTTTTACAATTTCCAAACCCTGCACTGTGGTTCCTGGCCCACAGGGCGGCTTGGGTTTGGTGCAGAGCCTGTTTTCTGGCGATATAAATAAAGATATAGCAATCAAAAATGAGCACATAATGTTGCATTCTGTTACCACAAGCGAAATAGAAAAACATTATTTAAAAACAACCACAGGAATTCAGTTAGTATAATATGCCCGGAAAAATGTTACCAGTAGCCACAGTGGGATGTGTCACAGATCCTTTTACAGGAGCCTTTGGCCTGACTGCTCTAATGCCCAACGGACTTGGTAAGATTCTGGGAGGGCCAAATCAAACTGTTCGAGCAGCCGGCAGACCCATTGCTACACTTGACTCTATTGTAAGCGTACACGGCAATCCAGTAGACCCCAAACTGCCAGGATACAATCCCGAGTGTGCAACATCTACCTTGAGTGAAATACAGGCCTCGGCCACAGTGCTTGTAATGGGATTGCCGGTAGCAGTAAGTGCACCGGGCATGAACGGCACTATAGCCACTTGCTCACACTACTGTTTTACTAGTCTTGCTCCCACTATCTTGATCGGCGGAGTGGTCTAAATTGGCCAGCGCACTACAGTTGACGGCAACCAGCACCGTTGCTAGTGGCTATGGCCTAGCTGCAAATACCGCAGTATTGGCGCAGATAACCAAATTTCAAAGTCAATCCACCGTGGCTGCATTTGCCAATGTGTGTGCACTGGCATCCGGCAATAGCAGTGTGGCCAATGTGATGGCCAATATTGGACAGGGTGTCACGTATGGCACATGGTTACTGGATCTCTATCCGGCCAATGTCACCGCAACCGGCAGCGGCGGGGTTGCACTGTATCCCGGTAATATAGCCAGTTTTTCGGGTACACTACAAAATCAAGTCACTGGACCGTTTGCATCAGGCTTGAGCGGATTTGCCAATGTGTACAACAATTCCTATGCGTACATGGTGAGTTCGTTTGACACAGTGGCCAGTGCCAATATTTTACAGAACAAAACTTATGCTCAGAGCGGACTGGGCTACACTGGACCAGCAGATTTGGCCACTGGCGGTATCGGGGCCAGCGCTCAGGTGTTGGCCAATGTGGTGAGCCAATTTGGTACCATGTATGATGTCAACAACATCAGTACCATGGGCGATCCCTATGTGTTTGGACAAAATCTCTTGAATCAAAATCTTGGCAGCTACGGCGATCTTAGCACACAACTCAGTGCTGCCGGTTTGGATACTACTAATTTACAGGCCATACCCACTAGCACCACAACTACAAGTTTACAATCCAAGGCCGCACCGACCAACACTCCAATTGGTGCAGTGGCCATACCCACTCTTGCCACCAGCACCACAACTACATCGGTGCCCGGAAACTCCACTGACACAGTGATTGCCATATACAAGTCCATCACTGGTTCTAATTTGGACATCATAACCCACACCACAGGATTTGTGTCAACCACATCCAGCCAAATTGTTTCACTCAATGACTACCTGGATTTGACCAAGATAGTGGACAGTGCCAATCTCGCACAACTAAATCAGCTGGGTATTACCACACTCAGCGGCTTGGGCAGTTATATACACAGTAAATTGGGCAAGGGATACTTTTCAACCT